TCATCGCTGCATAAAACACCAAGCAGCCGGTGCAGCTGCTGGAGATTAAAGCAGGAATCGAAGTCAACCGTGACCGCGATCTCAACGCCAGCATCAATCGCATCCTCGAACATCCGCTGCATGCACTGGCCATAGAACACGCCGCCAGAAACGACCAGCGGAATCCCTGCCTGCTTGAACGCATGGTCGATTACGTTTCGGCTCCAGACGCATTCGTAGCGTGGTGCCGTCATGAACGCCGCGACTTTTGCTTCCTTGTGTGTATCCATGTGCATCTGCTCCGCACTGATAGACCGTCTTATTATTAACCAACCTTGACGTAATCGCCGTTGTTGGTGTTTGCACTGTCGGCGATTTCCTTTCGGGCGCAGCCAATCACGGAAGTCAAAACGGCTCCGTTAGTGGTTGTGTCTGGAGTCAAACCGATTTGCAGGTATCGCTTTCGACCCTGCAAATCAACGTGCAGAAGTGCATTCTTGGCGGCCGAGGTATTCGCGATGGTGAATGCGTAGGTGCTGTTAAATGTCGCAAAATTCGTGGCGGTTGTGTCGTCCGATTCCTTGAGGGAAACAACAACGCCGGTGGTGTTGGTATTGGCACCAGCACCAACGGCAATGACGAAAGTTGCGTATTCAACGCCTTGGCAGTCAAGGTTGGCAGTCCGTGCGGTAGTTGCCGCAGTAATCGGTGCCAACAGCGTGCTGTAAACAACACTTTGGAGGTATTTCATATAAGTGATCCTTGTGGAAAAATTGGTCAGTTTGAAAAAGGCGGGAGCAGTTGCCTGCCCCCGCCCGACGGTCCCAGGCGGAGCAGTACACCTGGATCAACTACTAGCTGGCGTTGCATTTCACGGCGATGATCGGGCCGCCTGCCGAGGACGTGCCGCGTTCATGGACATTGATGTCAAAGCGTTCGGTCGCACGGAAGTAGACGCTGTCGGTGTTGAAGCCGTAGCTGTTGTCAACTGCAATGCTGATACCACGCTTCTGGCCCATCGTCACAGACTTTGACAAGTCGCCGAAGTAGGCGATATGGTTGCCCGACAGGTCGGTCGTTGGCGCACCGCTTCGCATTCCTTGGCAGAATACAACCGGATAGCCGTAGAACATCGGACCCATTCCGGCGGCGTAGTTGGCAGCGGTGTTTCCACTCGATGCAATCGCCAAACGCTGCAGCACGTTGTAGTAGATGCTGCTGTGGCAGTACCACTTCGGCTGGATGCCAGGGATAAGCAGCAGCTTGCTCATCGCTTCCTCAAAGGATGCGATGGTAATCTCGGATGGAGTGTCGATGTTGCTTGCGGTCTGGGCGAGAGAGCCAGACGCCAACGCATTTTCAAGACCGACGATGCCGCCGTAGGCGCTGGTGCCGTCGCCAAGGAAGAGGCACTGGTCCTCTTTCACGGCAAACGACTGAGCAACTTCGGCAGTCAGCAAATCGCCGAGAGCGACAACGCTGTCCTCTGGCAGTTCACTTGACCAACTGCTGAACACCATCAGCTTGCGGGCCTCAAGCCGGATTTGGTCGAATGCCAAGTCCGATGCGGTGACGCTGGAAGCCTCAGCCGCAAAGTAACTGGTGAATCCAGAGGCACGACGGGGGAACAGGGTAACGCCCGGCCCCATCGGATAAACCCGGCACTCACGACGAGCCACGCCGTAAAGTTCGATGTTTCGGATGATGGCTGACTCAATCACGTCTGGCACCAAAAAACCGCCAGCCGTGTTGTCGCTGCCCTTCATCGTGTTTTGAATGCCGTGCGACTTCAGCCAGCTTGCGGCACCTTCGTGACCGCTGAGAGCCAAAAATACCTGCCCAGCGATGTATGCTTCCTTTTCAGCATCCGGTCCGTTGTAGGACTTGACCGATGAGGCCTTGGCCTTGGCTGGTACGCGGATGGCCGAGACGTTCAGCTCGCCTTCGATAGCGGCATCAACGGCTGGCTCAGCAGCAAACCGCTGGCGGGCAATCGACTTTTGAGCCGCTTCGACCTTTAACATACGGTCGAGCTTGGCTTCCAGTTCGCCGAGATTGCCAACTTGCTCGCCCTTCCCTTGAATCTCGTCGATTTCCTTCTCTTCGTCAGCGTTCAGATCACGCTCTTCGCCTTTAGCAACGGCCAGAATCGCAGTCACTCGGTCGTGCTGCTCCTGAATCGCTTCTCGCAATTCCTTTACAGTCTTCATCGGTCATTCCTTTTCTTGTGCCGACTGTCAGGCAGCAAAAAAAGAAATCGACTGCGACAGCCGACGTTGGTTTCCAAACGTCAGCCCGTCGAGTCGATGACAACCGAACTCTAGCGGGAGTTTTTCAAAATGTGCGGCGGGAACATCCCACCGCTTGAAATCATACGCTTTCTAAATCACGAATCAAGTGTCACGGCTTTTCAGTCGTATTGCTCGCAGTTTTGCAGCAATCAGCTTGGGGAATCGCTGCTCCACCGGCGTGGCTGGCTTGGCTGGGTCAAACAGTTCCTGCGGCGGATGCCTGAACATCGAAGCCGACGCCATCGCCTTGGGTGCGTCTTTAATCTCAATAACTTGGTCGACCAGCCCGATAGCCTGCGCCTCCTTGGCTGTAAACCAAGTCTCTGCCGCTACCATCGCCAGAATCTCGTCACGGCTGGCGTCCATCTTGGCAGCGTATGCGTCGACCAGCGTCTCGCTGTACTTGTCCAGAATATCCGCCGTTTTCCGCATGGACGCCGCGTCACCGATGGCAATCGTGTGCGGCTGATGAATCATGACCATCGCCCGCGGTGCCGCCGTGACTTTGAACCCGCTGACCAGAAACAGCGTTGCCGCCGAGGCTGCCAGTGCGTCGACGCTGACCGTCACCTCGCCGCTATGCCGCCGCAGGTTCTCAACCGCTGCGACTGCCTCATCGACGCTGCCGCCAGGCGAATTCACCCGCACACTGATAGGCCCGTCGCCCAGCATCCCCAGCCCTTCGACAATCGAATCGGCTCCGATGAATCCCCAGTCCGATGGCCCGATTTGGCCGTAGACAAACATTTCCCGCGTCTTCTCGTTTACCCGCAGCATTCCAGCCTCCAATCCAAATCGAAGTTAAAGTTGTTCCTGTCCGGCATTCTGCTTGGCCGGTAGCATCCAAATTGCTCCATATAGGCCACCGCACCGGATAGCGAATTGTCAGGCAGTCCGTCGTAGTGTCGGAATCCGTCGGCATCAGTTTCGTGAATCACCCGCTGGACGGCACGCCGCCGAAAGTACGGTTCCATTGTTTTGAGAATCGCCAAGTCCATTCCCTGTGCGTCAGTGACCAGCGTTTGAATCTGCTTTACCCCTGCATGTTCAAGGAACTCGCAAAGGTTAATTACCTGCACTTCAATTTCGCCCTGTTCTGTCAGGTCAGCTTGCGGGTAGAACTGCCTCGCCTGCTCCGTGCAGACGCCGAGACTGCTACTGACCCCGCAAGTGTTGTATTGCCGCAGCTTGGCCCGGCAGGTAGCCGGACCACAGGCCGCCTCAATGACGTGAAAAACATCAGCGATATTGGCATTTTTCTCACGCAGCCAAGCCGCCGCGTCTGGCAGCGGCTCAAACATCCAGAACCGACTGTGCCCCTGCAGCAATTGCAGCATCTCAGGATCGCCACGGTTCGGCCCTACACACACAAAATGCCGCTCACTCATAGGCTGGTCAGCTCCTTGACGCCGTCGGCACGCCAGCCCGCTACCAGCGACTGCACCGCGGCCGCAAACTCCGCTGGCTGCTTGTCGGCCGCCGCCAACAATGCCTCCTTGTGCCGCTGACAATATCCCGCTGCATCGCAGTCCTCGGCACCAGCCGTTGACTCCAGCCGCTGCTGCCATCGCTCGTAGAAACCGTCCACCCATTCGACGAAGTTCTTGGCCCGCAGTCCTCGTTGCTGAATCCGGTTGCACTCGACGCCGACCATGTGCTGCAACTGAGCCTGTGCCGCCGGTGCTGCATTCGGTGTTTCAGCCGCTGCCTCGTCTGCATCGTCGTCGTTAGACGTGTCGCCGCTTGGGTCAACTTGGTCGGTCGTGATGTTGGGATTGCTGTACATGTCGCCGCCGTCGTACGGATTCATGTCCAGCTTTGCACGTGCTTCGTTCGGGTTGATAATTTTGTGGACAATGCCCTGAGCCAGCGTGTCTACGGTCGTCTTCATGTCGGTCATGATAAGCGTGCCGCGGTTAAACTTGAAGTAATACTGGTCGGCCATCTTCTCACGGTCAGTCAGTAGCTTCGCCCGACACTGCATCTCCCACTTGACCAGCCAGCGGTTCAGGCAGCTCTGCAGTTCAGACAGCTGCTTTTGCTCAAGACTGCTGTAACTACTGCGAGACTCATCGCCTGGCATCGACTCCAGCCCAAACCACAGCATGATGTCCGTGCGGTTAAACTTCTGCTGTTCGACAAACTGGGCGTCGTGGTTGCTCATCGTCAGCACGTTGGCCGTCA